GCCTAATATAGTAGAATATTTTGATTATTTTATAACAAAAGCTAATTTGTCATGGTATAATCATAATCCAGTTGTAGTTAAAACTTTTTCATATCATTTATCTCAATATACTCCTTCTGTATACGCTGAGATTTTATTAATAATTAATTCAGATTATTTTGAAGATTTTAAAAATATTGAAAATTTTCCGATTAAAGATAGAATTATTGAAGTTTGGTTTGAAAATGAATTATATAGTTTAAAACATAATAATAAATTTTTTTCTGGACCATTTAAATTTTGTATAGTAAATTATGAGGTTGTAAATTTTGACATAACTGAAATGGATATTGAATATAGTGATATAAATTCTGGTAAATTAATTAATTTAAAATGTGTTGATCCTGTCTTTTATAATATGCAATTGAGTGAAAAATTTGAATCATACGGAAAAACTTCTATTTCAGAAATAGTGCGTAAGATAGTTTCAAGAAATGGTGGAAAAATAAATAAGCTTGTGCCTACTGATTTTGATTATAATTGGTTGCAAACTCAATTAACTGATTATGAAATGATAAGATCAATGTTACCATATGCAAGGTCAACTAATGGTGAATTACTCTATAATTTTTTTATGTTTAATGGTGAAGCATATTTTGCACCAATAACACAGAGCTTAAAAACCCCATATCTTATAAAATTAGATATGATTAAAAATTCTAAAGAATTAGTCTATATTACAGATTTTAAGAGTTTAATTGAAAAATATGGTAGTAGAGATAATTTAATTCATTTTAATAGAGGTTATAATAATTTTAAAGGTTTTAAACCAAATTCAATGTCTAAACAAAGTTATATTGGTTTAAGACCTAAGAAAAAAGGTTTTGGTGGTTTAGGAGATTTATTAGGTGGATTTACTGATTTTAGTAATATAAGTAATTTGATGGGAGGATTTAGTGGTTTGAATCTTATTAGTCAAGAGTTGATCAATAAAAGTGATTTATTAGATATTACTCCAAATTATACTGATATTATACAAGATTATAGTAATTTAGATTTAGAAAATTTAGAAAGTTTAAAACAAAATATATCAGATTTAGTACCCAATCATGATGCTTTCAATCCTAAAGCTAGAATTTCTGATAAAAAACAACACAAAGGACTAGCTTCTCAATATATTACTAGTAGTATTGATGAAGAAGAATTACAAGAGATATATATTTCTAATCTAAGACATAGAGTATATACTTTTGGGAAATTAGTAGATACTTTTGCAGAAATTATACCAGAATTAACTCCATTAAATTGTGTAGAAATTATAAGCCAAGAGAATGGTAAAGCTAAAGATTTAAATGGTATATACTACATAGCTTCTATAACTTATAGCTATGGTATGACAAATACACATCCATATCAACCTTATATGCATATGGTACTTTGCTCTGAACTTGATTCAAAGGGTATGGAAAATCCTGAAGGAGAACCGATATACTATGTCGTCTAAATTTACTGGTATTTATGTAGGTTTGGTAGTAGATAATGATGATCCTAAAAAATTAGGCAGATTAAAAATTTCTGTACCAAGTGTTTATGGAAATATTGAAAAAGAAGATTTACCTTGGTCTGAACCCTGTTTTCCTTATGGTTATACTGACCAAGGAATATTTTTTATTCCAGAATTAAATTCTTTGGTATCAGTTATGTTTATAAATGGAAGTCCATATAAACCATTGTGGTTAGGAACTATATTTAGAGAAAATGAAAATGTAGTACCATCAGAAGCTAAAGATATATATCCACATAGAAAAATAATAAAAACAAATTCTGGATATTTAATGTTTGATGATGATTCACAATATATTGAGCTAAAGCATCGCAGTGGATCTAGAATAGCTGTTACAAAAGACGGTGATATTACAATTCACGCAGCTCATGATGTTGTTATTCTAGCTGATCATCAGATTATAATGGATTTAACTAATAAAGAACAAGTAATACCTCTAAAATATATTAAATCACATGCTGAATTAAGTTTTATGTCAGCAAATGAAAGAGCTAGTTATCAAGCGGAACTTGAAGATTATAATATAAAAGTTAATACTAATTGTGGTGATCAATCTAATCCTGTATATCAGCGTAGTTCGACAGGTGGACCAAGTTTGGGAAATAAGTGTAAATCACAAAGTGTTTCTCCGATGAGACAATGGGGTGCAACTCAAAGACAGGCTACTAGTAGTATGAAACAATATTATAAACAAAATATTACAACATTAAAAAAACATAGAAAGGGTGATATAGATTATAGATTTAGTGCTGAATTTGCATCTAGAATAGAGGCAGCTTTAGATTATATGCAACAAAATGAGCCAGATTTATATGATAGATTTCAATTTACAGATGGTTTTCGTGAAGAAAATAGATATGGAGCCTCTGATTCTATGCATAAATATGGAGCAGCTTTTGATTTTAATTATAGTTCTTACGATTGTAATGAAAGAGAAAAGGTTTATTATATATTTGCTAAATATGGTATAGCATGCCCTTTAAATACCTGGAATGGTCAAGATGAGGGAATGCATATGGAACCAGCAGCTACATACTATAATGGGGTATATAGAGCTATAGTAACAGAAGAAGATGAAATATTACCTGGTTAATAGCATTTTTAGGAAATAAAATTAATTCTAAGGTGAGTTAGATGTCTTATACATATGAATATACGTATCCAAAAAATAGAGAAGCAGCTGGTTATAGTGGACCAGTACCCATACTTATTGATACTGATAACTATATTCCTGGTTTGATGGAGATAAATGATCATCGTAATTTGATACGAGCTTCTTTACAGAGAATACTGGGAACGTCTAAAGGTGAGAGAGTTATGCAACCAGAATTCGGGCATAATTTAAAACAAATATTGTTTGAGCCTTTAGACGAAATTATAATTGAAGATTTGAAGAGAGAAATATATAGTATTATTAGTACACAAGAACCTAGAATTGCAGTAAAAGATGTAAATTTTGAGATAGATTATGATAATCACACTATTGCTATAGCTGTATCGTTTTATTATAAAAGAAGTGGAATTGAAGATTATTTTAACTTTTATATTAGAGGTTAAGAGGTATATAGAATAATGAATAATTTGAATTTGATAGATATTGAAAGATTACCAATTGATTTTGAAGAAATAGTAGAATTACTTAAAAATAGAGTTCAGGCTAGATTACCTAATAGATGGACTGACTTTTTAGCTAGTAATTTTGGTGTTGAATTATTGGAAGCTTTTGCTTATGAAGCAACTCTTATGAATTACTATTTAAATATGAGTGTTAATGAATGTTTCTTACCTACAGCTAAAACAAGGACTGGCGTTTATTCTTTAGCAAAAACTATAGGTTATAGTCCCAATCCTCCGAGTCAGTCTGTTGTAACTTTAAAATTTTATTTAGATAGCCCCCATCCTAAAAATATAATCATTCCTAAATATACTATAGTTACTTCAAAGAATAATATTCCATTTTATACTAGTGAAAATAAAGTACTCTATAGTGGAGAAACTAGTGTTGAAGTTAGAGCAAAATCTGGAACTTTAGTTGAAGAGTCTTTAATTTCTACAGGTGAACCAAGAAGAAGATATAGATTAAGACAATTTCCTGTTAATTCTATAGAATTATTGACAGTAAATGATGAGTTATATACTGAAGTAGATTTTATTGATACTTTAGGACAAAATAATTATTTTATGGTTGATTACGATGATGAATTTAATGCATATATATCTTTTGGTGACGGTAATTATGGCATAAATCCAATGAAGAATTTGATTATTAATGTACTATATGTTGTTGGAGCAAATTTAAATCATAATGTTATGCCTTTTCAAATTACAACTATAAATAATCTAATTTTTGATTCTGAAAATAATATTGTATCAAATATTAAAGTAGTAAATGAACAAAATGCTGTTGGGGCATCTGATGCTGAGTCTATAAATGAAGTAAAGAGAAATGCTCCTAGTATATATAGAACTCAAAATCGATGTGTAACAAGACAAGATTTTGAAGATCTTACTCTTATGATACCAGGAGTAGAAAAAGTTTCGGTTATTGATAATTCTATGCTAGAAGAAATAGGAATATTTGGTGTTAAAGTATGTGTTATTCCGAAAAATCAAAGGTATCCAACTGAGGTATTTAAAAGTTATATTAAAGATTATTTAGAAGATAAAAAAATTGTAGCTACTCAAGTCGATGTTATAGATCCGACATTTATACCATATGATGTTAATATAAATGTAAGTATTAATTCAAATATACCGTCATCAGTTGTTTCAAACAAAATACGAGAAGTTGTTAATAATTATTTAAGTTATAAGAATCGTGATTTTGGAGAAGAAGTTTCAAAACAGGAATTATATAGATTAATTTCAAATATTTCAGAAATTAATACTATTCATAATTTAGCTATCGATGAGAATCGTTCAATATATATAACAGAAGTACCGTCTTCTAATAGAATAAAATTTGTTGATAATATTAATATGTTAAAAACTGGTGCTGTAATTAATATATTAAATTTAAATAAAGAATTAGCTTTAACTACAAAAATAATTGATATTAATGAAGAATTAAGTGAAGCTACTATTGAAGATACTATTACTACAGATATGAACATTGGATTTGGTAGTTTAATATACCCAGTATTAGAAACAAGTATAGATCATACGTATGGAGAAAAGGAAATTAGTTTTAAAGTAAATTATTTAAGTGGTGGACAACAGATTGATTTTGCATTAATGAATTTTTCTAATATTACTATTTATTTTAGCGATTTGCCAAATAAATATTATAAAGTTTTATATAAAATTAGTAATAAATTATACTTAAGTGAACCTATTGATCGCGATATTCCTAGTAATACAAAAATAATTATAGTAAATAAAAAATATGTTCCTACACTTAAAACTAATATTCCTAGAGGATCAGATACACTTCTTTTTACTGATTATCCAAGATTTTCTAAAGGTACAGAATTAATTAAAAATTCTATGATTTCATTTATTCCTGATACTATTATGATGATAAAAAGTGGATCAACTGTAGATTATATAGGAACAGCTATAGATTTAAATTATTTAACTAAAATAAATAAAATTTATATTAATAAAAATATAGAATTTGAAGAAAATTTAGATTACAAATTAATAGATAATGGAAGAATTATAGAGTGGACAACAATAGGAAGAACAAAAATAACACCTAATACAAAATTTTATATTGATATTATTAGAAAGGTTGTTAATACTTCTGATACTGATCTTATATATTATGTTAAAAGTGTAGATAAAAAGAAAGTTATAATTACACCGACAACTGCAGTTAAAATGGATGAATTAACAACATTTGATTATACAACTGAAACTTATGTATTATTACCTAATGAAATAGCTGATGTTGGTGTTGTTAATATTACTGTTATATAATTAGGAGTTAAAATAATGGCATTTTTATATTCTATATTACCAGAATATACTAGAAATAGTGATATTTTAACAGATAATAATGTCAAAGGTAAGGTAAAATCTTTAGAAGAATTTATGAATGTTATTGATGAAGAAATATTTGATATTATATCGGGTTCAATAAAAGAAATATTATCATTTGGATCAGTTTATAAAATAAATGATGAATATTTACCTTATATAGGTTATTTGCTGGGTTATAAATGGAATTATAATTTAGATTTAGATATACAAAGAAATTTGTTGGCTAATATATTAAGGTTATATAAAAGAAAAGGAACTAAGTTCTCTTTTAATTTTAGTTTATATAATTTAGATCCTACAATATCTTTATACGAACCATACAAAGATATTTTTATGTTAAATAAATCTGGTTTTGATGAGTTCGACAGCGAAAATTATCCAGTTTTTATTGTAAAAACACCTGTACGTGTAGCTACGACAGAAAACATAGCATTATTTGGGATACAAATAATAGATGGTGTAAAAGTTAAAGACAATGACAGGGTATTGGTTAAAGATCAAAATAATTTAATAGAAAATGGTATATATATTGTTAAAGAAGAAAATAATTGGACTAGAGCAGAAGATGCTAATACAGAATTAGAGTTACAGAATTCTTTATACTATGTAACTGAGGGTTTAATTAATAGAAATAAAGGATGGATTTGTATACAAGCAAATTTAATTAATGGTATAATTTTTGAAAGATTTAAGTTTAAAAGAGCTAAAAAATATCATTTATCTAGTAAAGGATATTATTCTTGGGGAGTATTAGTATTAAGGTTAAATAATTTATATCCTGGAACATATGAATTATTATCGATGGTTAAACCAGCTGGTTGGAAAACGATAATAGAATTACAACACCAATTATACTATAATCAACATTTTAAGATAGAAAATACTATCAGGAATAATTACATTAATACCATAAATTTAATTGAAATAAATTATGAAGCTGATAAAAATTATTATAATAATTTTATAAATTCTATTCACTATCATAATATTGAAACACTTTATAATATTACTTTTATGGGTAATATATTTGATTTAGGTGGTACTTATCATGATAATATATTTAATAATATAACATTAAATGATATAGGATTTTATAATTTATATTATGAAACTGATAATAATGATTATACTCTTCTAAGATATCCAGCCCAATATTCATACCATTCTAATACTCAGCCTTCTTGGTGGTAAATTATCTTAGATTATATTTTTTAATTAATGATTATATTTTAGTATATTTTTCATTTTTTTAATTCAAAATTAATTATATAATAGTTTTGGGGGAATACTAGATGGTTGCAAATATATCTCCAGCGATATCTCCATATATCGCTCGAACAAAAAAAGCTATAGATTTTTTTGAAGCAAATGAAAATAAAGCATTGCAAACTGGTTTAATGATGTGTATAGCTGGTGGTCCAGGAAATGAAACAGAATGGACTGATGGTGTTCCATTACCGACATTAGATACAACTCAATTATCTTATGTAAAAGGCTTTAAAAGGTATAATGAAATGTATTTTGTTGTACCAAGTACATACGGTGCCTTAAATATTGGTGGTATTAATTGGTTGAAAGTAGATTTAATAGATCCACCAGATCCTGATGTTTGGATGTCTAGATATTTAAATGTGATAAATCAACAATCTAGATGGTTGTTTATCAGTGCATTGCTAGGTGCAGGAGAAGCTGATACTGCGTCATATAAACAAGTTGGATTATATAGTAATCTTAAAGTAATAGGTGATTATAATAAAGATTTTTTTACTCCAGCTGAAATA